ACATTGCAGTAGAACGCTGTCGTGATTGTTTTGCAAGACATCCGCTCTTAACTCTCGGATGCGTGGGTTGTTGTATAGGTCTGTGAATGCGAGATTAGTGATGCAGCCTACCGTAGACTGCGGCACAAATGCGAACGCTTCTTTGTACATGGACGGCTCGATGGTTTGTGTAAACATACGCGGGTATCCAAACAGGTTGCGTAACATACGTGTGCGCTTGAGTTCTTCTATGGTATCGTTGTGCCACTTACGTATTTCGGGGAACAACGTATGGTAGGTTTCTAGAAAGTATGCGGCTTGCTTGTGCGCTAGGTTAACTGCGCCCTGAGACTTCTGCAAGACGTTGACGCGGAACGTCGGCGCTTTCATGCCGTAGTTGCTAGCGTGGCATATCATCTTCGCCATGAAGTAGTAACGCTTGTCTGCGCTCCAGTTGTCGCTGCTAGAGATGAGTTTGTTTAGCTCATGCCAGCGCGGCATTTTAACTAGCTCCTGCACGGGTGCTTCTGCATACGGCTTCATGTCCTCGCCCATCTCAGAAGACCAGACATCCTCAAACAAACGCAAGGCAACGTACACGTGAGACTTCACGCCATTGTCGAATAGTCTGCGGAAGTTGCCTGTAGTACAGAGGTAGCTTACGACAAGCGCCTCTGCGCCAGATTGGTCAGCTTGCACGAACACGTTACCGGGGTCAGCTACGAACAGCTTGCGTAGTTTCTTGGGGAAATTCTGTACGTTAGTACCCCACTTGTTCAGCAAGCGCCGGGAGGCTAGGCGGTAGGAGGTTGTACCGGCTAGGTTGTAAGACGTTGTAATGCGCTTGTGATCCTGTGGCTCCCATGCCGGGAACTTTAGCTGGCCGCTTTCTTTTGCAGTTGCGCGGTAGCGTAGTATGATGCTGATGATAGGATTCTCAGGATGCTTGAGCCGTAGCTGCAACAGAACCTTCTCACTAGTGATGTCTCTGTCGGGGCGCTGGTAGCCTAAGCGTCCGTACAGGTAATTCGCAACCTGCTTCGGGCTATTAGGATTAAGCTCGCCGCCCGTCAGCAGACGCATGAAGCGTAGCAGTTCATTCTGGTAGCGGTCGTTGTGCGCTACGATGTCATGCAGCTTGTCGTCATCGTAGCGTATGCCTTGCATCATGGCAGTTAGATACGGCACAACGCTTGCGTTAACTTGACAGATGCTATCCGCTGCCTTAAAGTTCTTGGCAGTCTCATCTATCTGCGGCTTGAGCAACGCTAGACTGATGACATCCTTTGAGTTGTACTCAAAAAGTTGCTGCTGCTGGCTAGCGTTCTTAGGCTCAAACACACCCTCGTTCTTGTGATACGGCTGGTCTGTGTACAGGGCTAGACAATGGCCGAGCGACTTCTCAACTTCCGGAAAGAGCCGGTGATGTGCTAGCATGGTATCGTACACGCTGGGCGGTGGAGGTATGTTGTACTTGTACGCTAGCACGAAAAGGTCGAACAGGGCGTTGTGTATGACTACGGTGTTGTCGCGGAGCGCTACAGCTAGAGCGCGTAGCACACGTGGCGTGTCCTCGTAGTAGTACCCTGCCATTGATGACGTTACCATAGGCACACACCACGCACGTTCAGCGTCAAACGAGAAACCAAAGCAGGTCATCTCTAGGTTACGATTAGTCTCTATGTCGAAGTAAAGCGTTTTGTCTTTGTTGTGTGTGAGCAGTTTGATTACTTCATCGGCGCGGGGCCACAGTAGATGCTCGGCAACAGTTATAACGGGCGGCACTTTGAGATACGCTACGGCTTTCTTGACATCCCGCCCAAGCCAGAACTTGCGATTGGGCCGCCGTGTCTTGCCGTGCCATCCTTTATCATCGCCGCCCTTCCCGTATGCTGGGTCGTTCGGATTGAAGTATGCCATGCGGTCAACGGCTTCCTGCGGTTCGTACGTTGCTATGTACGTGATGCCGTCTTCTATGAATGGGCAGCCACGCTGCTCGTCTATCGTAACGCCGCGCTTGTACATATCTAGGGCATCCTGTCCCAGCAGAAGAACAACCTTCGTACCTTCACGTATGTTAACTTCGCCCTTATCAAGCGCATCGGCAAGCACGATGTCAACAGCTTGCCGAGGTATGGGCATGAGTGCGTTGTAGAACGTCTGCCCAGCGTAGCCACTAAGTAGCTGTGCGCGATCAAAGCGCGAGGGCTTACCTAGCACAACAGTCATACCTTTGTACGGTAACTGTGCTAGCGTATGTCGTACTGTTGCTGGCATCTACTTAAAATAAAAGTGCTAGGCTAGTCGCGTACAACCAATAGCACAAAAAACCGCAAACCAATAAACAGTTTACCTAGCCTAGCAAAAACTCTAACACACAGGCGTTCAAATGCAGGTTGAAGGCTTACCTAAGCAGCTTCTCTACGTTACACGGCCAAGGCATGAAACAACCCGGTTGCATCTTAATAGCAATCCTATACCTGTGTGTTAGATAAATTCAAAACAGGACGTAGTGGCGATCAATGAGGAGTGAATACCAAAGAACTCCCGTAGCATCTTAATAGCCAACGTGTACCACTACGCCCGTCGAACATTTTAGTAACCTCCCGGCTCTAGCGTATGTTCTTGGCTTAACCGCAACACCCGCTTCAAACGGTAGTTATTGTTCATAACAGGGTCGCCGTTACTGTCAAGGACGGGCGAGCCATCCTCTGTCTTTTGTGCTTGCTGCTCAGTCTCTATTGTAACATCAGCAGCTAGGCCAGCGTACTGGTCTACGTTAGGGTCTTCGTCGTCGAACTCTGGTGGGAGTTCTAACGCTCTGTGCAAACCCTTGATGCGACGCATTGTAATCTCAGCAGCTTTTTCGCTGAACGATAGATAGTCACGGAATTGCAAACCTGCAATACGCACAACTTTACCATCGTCATCTTCGATTGCCTCAGGAGCTACTAACTCCCATTGCATCACTACCATAGGCGCACCGGCCTTGCTTGTCGTAAACTTGGCATTGAGTATCCTTGCCGTGTACGTGTCCTTCTTCAGATAAGGTCTTACGTTATCTGCGATCTCATCTAAGTTGATGATTGCCATATTATGTTTATGTTTATGTTAGGGAGTGTCTTGCTTGGATTCCTCTGGAGCCGCACTCCTATTGCTATCAGAAGAAACGCGTTGGCCTAGTAAGTACACTAACTTGTCGTTAGTTACAACATGAAACAACATTGCTGCATCGGAGTAGCTAACTTTTAACTCCTTTGCTATGATCTTAACCTGTCCGTCAGCAGCTTTTGCTAGCGAGACAGTCATGTCTGAATACTCTTCTTGTTCTTTAGTCATTTTATTATCGCTCATGTAAGTAGTCTATCAATTCATCGACTGTCAGTATGTTAGCGTTTGCTGATGCTTGCTTCAGCTTCATGAGTTTAGCTTGCATACTTTCTTGGTATCCGCTATGCGGAGTCTTGAACTTCTTCAACATTTTGTCGATCAGTTCGTTAATGTATAGTCCGTCTGCTGGCCATTTCATTTGTCGTAGTATGTTTTTGCTGTCTCTATGACTGCGTTAACGTCGTTGTCTATGTATGCTTCGGGGAACATACCCATCGGAGTCTTAGCGGAGGTGATGCCGTCGCTGTTAGTCTGGAAGACGTAGCGTGTGTTGCCCTCTTTGTCGCGCTTAACTTCTGTGAACAGTACCATAAGGAACTCTTTCTCTATGCTACCGGCGTGTTGCTTACCTTGCACCTTAATGCGGCGCACGTTGAACGTGTTGCCGCTGGGCTGCACTAGCTCCACTATCTCATCAACTGCGGTGAATATCACAACAGCGTGATCGTTCTTAACCTTGTCTAGCATAGTACGAATCTCACGGTTGTAGTAGTTCCATATATCAAAGCCTTTGAAAGACCTGTCTGCTAGCGTATGGAGTATTTCAACATACTTCGTGAACGACTCGATGACTATGACCTCGCAGCTTTCGTCTGCAAGGGCATCTTTTAACGCAGCGTCAAACTCGGTAGTGTTTGAGCAGGGCGCTGTGTACGGGAACTTCTTGGGAAAGGGCATACCCTTACGCTCAAGATCTATTATGTATGTTTTATCTGGCGGCAGGTTGCGCAGCGACGTGGACTTACCAGTGCCGCTACCACCTACGATACCTATTATTGCTTTGCTCATTGTGCTTGTTTTTCTATTGTAGCTTTTAGTTGTAGTATGAGAGCGTTTTGCTCCTGTATTTTGTACTCAAGCACTACTAGGTAGTGCCAAAGGTCTATCACTTCTTCCTTCGCGGATTTGCTTAGTTGCTTTGTATCCATACACCACATACCTTTCGTACCGTCAGGGTTATGTTCTCGTATGCCAGCATTAAACTTGCGCGGCGCTTTGCGTTTAAATTCTGCTAACGCTCTGTCCCGTATTTCTGCGTCAGTCATCATATCTGGAACATCAAAGGGTCGTAGGTGTTTGTTGTAGAGAAGAGCGAGCTTATGATAGTCTCACGGTCATCCGCACGGGGTGTGGTGCAGACAGGCGAGAAGTTACACTCACCGAACTTCGTCTGACAGCAAGTGAAGTTAGGCAAGAAGACTTCTTCTGCGCTAGCGCCCTCGTTTAGCACACGGCGCAATCCGCCCATAAAGAACTGCGCTGTCTCTCGCAGATGATTCTCGAACTCTGTTAGAACGTGCTGCGGGAATGTGATAATCGTCGAGCGTTGAAACTTGTTCTTGCCTGAGCGTGAGAGAAAGATGCCGTTGATAACTACACCCCTGTCCTCGTCAGGGAACAGATGCTTGTGTATCATAGTGTACATCATCATCTGCGGAGAGTTTTGGTAGCCTTCAAGATACTTCTCAACCTGCATGAGTGCGGTAGTCTTGTGGTCTACTAGCACAGGGATGCCGTTGAAGCTACCGATCATGTCTATCGTACCGCACAGCACAACGTCTATCTTCTCACCATCCGTGTCGTACGGGATGGCAAAGCGCTGTTCTAGCAATGGGCCGTCGTCGCCCATGTCAGGCTTAAAGCCATCCAGCTTTTCATACGTCATGAAGTATTGCTGTAACGTAGCAGCGAGATGCCCTATGTCACGGAAATCGTTGTCAGGTATGTAGATGTCTGGTTGTTCGTAATGCTCAAGAGCAACAGCGATAGCTCTCTTGCTATTGCCCGTTGTGTAATACTCTTGTAGCGCCTTATGAAACGCTGTACCATACTCCATCTTGTGTGACTTCGTATCGTATGTTAATCCTCTGCCGCCCAGATACCACAAGCGTCGAGGACACGCGCTCTGACTGTAGAGCGATGCGTCTAACTTAACTATGTAGCGGCCATCATTGGTTTTATGTAGGGTTGTAATCATTTTAGGTTTGCTGGTAATAAATCTGCGCCTTCATCTAGGTCTATGTT